CTAAAAGGGAATGTCATCGTCTAAATCTCGACTAAAGTTCCCCGGTTCCCGCTTCGGATCAGATTTGGCTTTTACGGGCCATTCAGGAACCTTGAGTTTCGCTTCACCCAGAGCTTTCTGCATTGCCGCACCGGCAGCGAAATAATCCTTAGAGCGCCCCTCCTCGTGCATTTGGACGAACTCATCGATTCGCGGCCAGAGGACGTCCACATACGCGCTGATAATGCTGACGCCCTGCGCATCTTCGAAAAAGAATGGCCAGTGCTCTTTTGCGAATGCGAGTTGGCGCTCCTCCTCGTACGTCGGGTACAGCTCAGGGATGCGAGCGACGCGCAATTTTCTTACCCCTTCACTGACATGCCAGATATCTTGCCAAGTAGTATCTGGCTCGTAATTGTCTTTGCCCGGAATAGGGTTGTTGCTCGCGGCAGCCATAATAGCGCGTTCAACGACAGTAGTGATTGTCTGCCCATTTAGGCGAGCAACGTAGTCCAGCAGAAACCGCGTCTTCGGGTCCAGCCGGATCGTCAGCATCTCCGTCTTTGCTGCTTTGGCAGTCGGTCTTGCCACAGATCGCCCTCCGATAACCGTCTTTCCCCATACGCCGCCTGTGAATTACGGGCAACGGCAAACTTTGTAGCATGGTTGCATTTGATGGTTAACGAATGGTCGTGTATATAGATTGATGTACGCAACTGAGGAATCGTGAATGAATCAAGAACATAGTGAGCGCGGTAAAACGGAGTTTCTGACCGGACCGCAGGTCGCCGAAAGGTACAAGATTTCTGGAATGACCCTTTACCGCTGGCTTCGGGACCCGAAGTTGGCATTTCCGCAGCCGATGGTGATCAATCGGCGCAAATTCTTCAATGAAACTGAGCTGACCGCCTGGGAACGCGACCGCGCAAAAGGTGCCGCATGAGGTCAGTAGAAAACAAAAAGCAGCAGGGGCTGAAGTTTGCAGACCGCACCCCCGCTGCTCGATCAGACATCGCTTTTGAAGCGACCTCCCAAAATCACCAACGGTAAGGACTGTCGATGACGACACAAGCTAAAGCACACTATCGCATGCGCGTCCAGATTTTGGACAAAGGTGAGCCGCTAGGGCTTCCCATAGCTGTGGAAGGACGCCTTTGCTGGGCGCTTCGAAATCTGATCGATGCCGGCGCCGCCGGTTGCACTCCGATCACCACGCCGGGGCCCCGATGGTCGCACTACACATGGCGACTTCGCGGCATGGGTTTCGCAATCGAGACCATTCACGAGAAACACGGCGGCCCGTTCCCGGGCACGCATGCTCGATACGTGCTGCACTCAGAGGTTTCCCTGTTGGAAGACGCGAAGGTGGCCGCATGATGAATGTGGTTGCCGACGAGAAGGTGAGGGCCGCCGCTAGGTGGCTCTCCAATCAGAACCCTGTGCCGCCGCATGTCGTGAATGTTCTCAAGACGAAATTCGACTTGAAGGCACTGCAGGCCTGCGAGGCATGCAAACTCGCCAGCGATTTTAGGCGAGGTGCCGTCGAATGACAGCGAAAACCAGAAAGCCGAAGAAAAAGAAGGATACGAGCCTGGCGACGTGGAAGTTCGACCTTGAAAATACGGTCAACGCAGATCCGCGCCTCGGTCCAGCATGTTTGAAAATCGTGCGTGCATATTTGGACTTCATGGGGGACATCAATGCCGCCCCGTACTTGTCGCTAGTGCACCTTCGGGCGCTCACCGCGTTAACGGAGCACACGATCATCAAAGCTCGCCGTGAGCTCGTAAACGAGGGCTATTTCAAGGACGCCGGTAAAACCAGTTCTGGAGCGATCCGGTACCAGATCGTTAATGCCGGCAAGAATCGTGTTCTCGATCACGTCACCATCACTCGTGAAGTCCTCAAGCAGTTCGAAGCGGATAAAAAAGAGGAACGGAGAAGGCGATCTGCTGGCAACGAGCCCTGCAATTTGTCCACTGCAAGAATTGCAGGGCTGGAGCACAATCCGCACTGCAGAATTTACAGGGACAGCACTGCAGAGAATGCAGGGAATTACGTAGAGAATACCGTAGAGGTTATTAGCTATGAAGAGGAGGAACCTCTTTCTTACCATAACCACTACGCTGTTGTGTCTCTCGGTGACGACCCAACACAGCCCTTCCCGATACCAGCAAACGACGATGAGGCAGAAAGCCTTCTGGACACGATTTGCGCCGACGTGCAGCGCGTCGAGTCCGTCAGGCGTACCCTAAAGCTGTTCCTGATGGGCGGAACTCTGTCACCGCAAAGAGCGGTGAATATCCTTGGTAACGAGGCGAGGACCGCGGCATGAGCGAAACACAGATCATCGTATTCCCTCTCACAAGGCGAATGGGGAAGATCAGAACAGTCGCGGCGACGCTGAAGGCGATGCGCACGGAGAAAATGGCGCGCGCCTATCGGACACAGATCACCGCGGCTCTGCTCAACCAACTCGGCAAGCTCGGTGTCGAGCCAAGTGATCAGCATGAGTCGGTTTTTGAATTTTGGCGCGCGGTCCACGACGAGATTGCGAGAAGCATTGAAGGGGCAGCTTGATGGAAGAACGCCATTTCCCCGTTTGGGATCAGCAACCAAGCGAAGAATTCGTGAGCGGCTGGCATGAGCATCTGAACTCGACCGGCTACCCGGAACTGTTCGATCGTGTGTCCACGGCGCGGCCGTTCAATCTGGCGGACGTGCGCCTCCTCTCCGGCGAGCTGCGGGTGCCGGTTCTGCGTCGCGAAGACCAAACGCTGGTGCCGTGCCCGCTGTGCCAGCCGAACAGTCCTAAGTTCAAGGTTGGGCGCATGGCCTGGTTCCCGCACGAGAAGACAGTTCTCTTCATCGGCCATGAATGTGCGAAAAAGCACATAGGCGAAGATTATGTGAAGGCTGACGACCTCTACCGCAAGCAGGCGCGCTGCCGGCGCTATCAGGCGTCATGGGAAGAGTTTCAATTTCGCCGCGAGGATCTGTGCGCCTTGGTGGCGCGGATGATGCCGGTAGCAAAAGCGCTTGAACTATCGCGTTGGCACCAGTTGGAGAAGGATGCACCAGGCTTCGCGCCGTTCCTGCATAACGAACTGTCCCTAATGAATGGCTCCATCTCTGTCATGGTGGATACCGGGCTGAAGGACGACAGGAAGAAGCGGATTTTCGAAACGCTGCATGTAGGGGTTGTTCGCGGATACGAAGTACTCGGCTCGAGCCGCAGACCAGTGAGGGACTTGGAAAAGGCAAAGCAGGTCCTCGATGACCTTGCCATGCCCCTTCCTGCTTGGAACGCGAGCGACGATGACACGGCCGGAATGGAGGAAATCCTCTCCCGCGGTCTCCGTGCGATGTCGATGCTGAAAAGCCTCCGCGAAACGCTCGCCTTCCTGCTCGGCGCGCGTGGCTTCTGGAATGCTGAGAATTTGGCCGTGCTGGAAAGATGGGGCCGGATGGAGGAATCCCCGTTTGCCTCGTTGGAATTCCGCAGAGAGGGCAATCATGTATTCCTGCGGTCGGTGAGCTATCAGGGCAAGCACTACTCGAACATCACCGTACCGCAATCCCTCTATGCGTATCTCCCCGATCCGGAGAGCTACGCTCCCCTAGGCCCCATCAACGAAATCTACCCGGATGCAAAAACATGGCGCGCATGAGCAAAAAACGATTCCGTAAATTCACGGGCAAGCGCTCGTATGAAATCGACCATGCGGCTTTTTCTGTCGGGCTTCATATCTTCGCTGATGGCGCTTGCGAGCCCAACCCCGGCCCTGGCGGATGGGGCGTGGCAGTCTACAGGGACGGCGTGGAGGTTGCTTCCGATCACGGCGGCGACGCTGACACCACCAACAACCGGATGGAGCTGACAGGGCTGCTGAGGGGCATCGAGGCCGCAAAGGCGCTCGGGGCTCCGGCGATCCTCTGGTGCGACTCTCAATATGCGGTGAAAGGCGCCAACGAGTGGATGCACAATTGGAAGAAGCGCGGCTGGAAGAAGCCGGGGAACGAGGAGTTGAAGAACATCGAGCTTTGGCAATCAATAGACGCTGCTCTCTCCGGCCCTGACCAGATCACCATCCGGTGGTGCAAGGGGCATGCCGGTATCATCGGCAACGAGCGTGCGGATGAGCTGTCGAATATCGGCATTGCATCCGTCCTCGGCGTGCCGATCGTGCAAGAACCTGTTGAATACCTGACTGCCGAGTACCGTGCTCTCCTTCGGAATAATGCAGAAATCTCAAAGATTTGATATGCTTCGGCAAATCGCAAATGAGGGCGTTTGGATGGGTCACTGGTACGTTGTAAGGACGCGGGCAGGGCAGCAGCAAAAGGCCACGCTCGAATTCGAAGAGAATGGGATCACCGTCTACTGCCCGATGATGCGGCGGGAAACCAGGCACTTCCAAAGTAAGAAATGGATCATGCGGGAATATCCGCTTTTCACCGGTTATGTCTTTGCGGATCTTCGTATTGCCGACTTTGGCACGCTTCGCGATATGCGGTACGTGCTGTCTTTGTTGGCGGATGTTGGTGGCACGCCGATCCCTGTTCCTGGCATCGTAGTGGAAGACATCCGCGACGCTCAAGAGCGCGGAGACTTCGACGTTCTCCGGCCGCCTGTTCGTCGATTGAGGGCTGGCGACACCGTGCAGGTAAAAGACGGCCCGCTTGCAGGTCATTACGCCTCAGTAACGAATATAGTAGGACGCCGTGCAATAAAAGGTTTCGTGGAGATGTTTGGATCATTGCGCGAAGTCGAAATTGGGCTTGAAAGTATCAGGCGAGTAGCCTAGATTGCCAATCAGCGATTTGCAGCCTGTTCTGCTGGGCGCCATAGAGTGACCCACGAGGCTCCGGGGAGGTTTCGCGCTCCCCGCCTCAGCTTTACTTTGCCAAAATTCTAGCGATGTGTGGTGTCGGAGAACCACGGCAACGCGTGTAAGCGAACGTGCTAATGCTCCTCAGCGGTTACATGCCAAGTCTCTTCGAGATGCGGTGTCGTCAGGACCCCAGTGACGCGACACCCAATTCCGTCGAGAAAGGCGCCGTCGCCTGGAATTGGTAGATCCTTTTCGCTGCTGACAGTGCCCCCGTCCACACGATGAAGCGACCCGTCACGGCGTGTTACCAAATAGATGACCTTCTTTGTCGGCGAGTGCTCTTCTGGGTATTCCATATTCCATCCTCTAATGAGCCTTGATGTCCGCGAGTTCTGTGTCGTTATGCAGGCTCGCAATGTAGTGAGGGTTCTCGCCGACCGACAAAATGATCCGGTCTCGCTGCTCCTTGCGTACTTCGAGTAAACCGTTGTAGCCCTTCATTCTCTTCCTTGTGGAGGCGTGCAGAACCTCATGGGGTGTCAAGTCGCGCGAGGCTAGCCGCTGCAACAGTGACCCTATCTCGCCCTCACTAAGCGCGACCGAGACTTCAAACGAGAACAGCAAGTTCAACCCGTCATAAGCTTGTATCAGCCAAGTTTTCTTTTCACCGCTACCCATCGTATGAAACCGCCTGGGCGGCGTTCAGCTTATCAATAACGGATGCAAGCCCGTCCGTGACTGCCAAACGATGGACGACAGAAGACTGATCCGCCGTCGTAAAGATGAGCGTAGACCGTCCTTGCTCCATCACGGCAATGACCTGGTTTGGGTTCACCGCCACAGGTTTTTCATCGATGCTATTTATGAAGACTGCCAACGCCATTGATGTCTGCCTCCTTCGCCGGTGGCGACAGCAAATACGCTGGCACTGATTCTTGCAATAAGCGCTGCGCTCTGAGCGGGTAGGTCAGGGCATTCTCTCACCATAGGAGGCCCACGGTGGCTCTGCAGTATTCGACAGCAGTCAGGAACGCCAAGCTCGATGCGGTCGAGACGGCAATCGGCGTCTCTGCCGTTCTGAAGATCCGCACTGGCGCCCCGCCGGCCAACTGCGCGACGGCCGACAGCGGCACTGTACTAGCGACCTGTAACCTCCCGGCTGATTGGGTGGCCGCTGCGTCCGGCGGCACCAAGGCGAAGTCCGGCACCTGGGAAGACACCAGCGCGGACGCCGCAGGCACGGCTGCTCACTTCCGCCTTTATGCCTCGGACGGCACCACCTGCCACGCACAGGGCACGGTTACGGCAACGGGCGGCGGCGGTGACATGACCGTCGACAACACGAGCTTTGCCGCAGGGCAGGCCTTCACGGTCACCGGGTTCACACTCACGGCCGGCAACGCCTGACCTTCAGGGGGTAGGCTATGCCCGTAGGGACCCCGGCACTTGCCACGCCGCAGATAGGCGCAACGGCAGCATCGGTCACCACGGCCAGCTTTACGCCGACTGCGAATGCCCTGCTAATCGCCTTCTGTGCAGGTCGCGGTTCCTCGGCCACCATCCCGACCATATCGGACAGCCTGGGCGGCACGTGGACACCGATCGGGACAGGGAACGACGCAGGCAACGTCACCGGCCGGTTGTTCTATCAGATCGCCGGCGCCAGCCCATCGGCCATGACGGTGACCGTCAACACGACGGGCGGAACGCAGGCGGCTGTGGGCGTCATCGAGGTCTCCGGGGCCGGTACGGACTTCTCGAATTATCAGGTGGGCATCAACGCGGCCGGTGATCCATCCGTCACCATGGGCGCTTATACCGCCGGCTCACGCGTCATGGTGTTCGGCATCGGCAATGCTGGCGCCGCATGGACTTCGCCGACCGGCTTTACCGAGCTCTTCGACAGCGAAGTCGCAACGAACCTGCGTCTGGTTCCAAGCTATAACGACAGCTCGGCCAGCACGTCGCTTTCCTGGGTCTCCGCGGCGACCGACTCGATCGGCTTCGGGCTGGAGATCAAGGAAGCGGCAGCCGGCGCAATATCTGGCGCGGCCTCGATCACAGAAGCAGGGCACGCGGTAGCCGGAACATCGGCACTTCGAATCGCCTCGACGTCGTCCCTCTCTGAAGAACGGGATACGCTGGCGGCCTCCGGGTCGGTCATCTCTGGCATAGCCGGGACGCTCTTTGTAACAGAAGCCTCGGACACAGCGTCCGCCACGGCGACAATCTTCCTACGCGCCTCACTGGCTTCGGCGGAAGGGGCGGACAGTGTCTCGGCCCCGGCAACAGTTCGGATCGCTGCTGCGGCCTCTCTAGTCGAAAGCGCCGATACGATAGCGGCGACCGGCACAATAGCATCAGCCTCCCGGACAGGCTCGGCGGCCATAACCGAGGCAGACGATGCGCTCGCAAGCGCGGCCGCTCTCAGCCTCAAGGCAAGCGTCAGCCTCGCAGAGGACGGCGACAGCCTATCGATCATCGCCGGACCGGTAATCGTCGGCAGCGCATACCTTGCAGAGGCAGACGACAGCATCACAGCCCGCGGGGTTCCGCTGCTGGTCTCAAGCCCGCAGGAGAGAACGGCCAGCGTACCCGCAGAAGACAGGACGGCGGCAGTGGCGTCAGAGATCCGCGCCGTTGCCATAAAGGCAGAAGTCAGGACAGCAGCAGCCCGAGCCGAAACCCGGCGCGCGGCAGCGTAAAGAGGATTCGACATGGCGCTGACGTGGCCTGCCGTCAAAGACCCGGACGAGGTGAAAGACTACAGCCTCGACTGGTCCGCTCTCCTTGGGGCGTCCGACACCATCACAAGCTCCACATGGACAGTCGACGAGGGCGACGTCCTCACGATCGACAGCGACAGCGCCACGACCACAGCAACAACAATATGGCTCTCCGCCGGCACCGCAGGCACGAATTACAGCCTGGTCAACCGGGTGGTGACCGCAGGCGGCAGGACATACGACCAGACTGTACGGCTCAAGGTTCGTGCGAAGTAGGCGCCCGACCGCCAGGCGAGTGTAACAGTGTCTAGACTTGAGGCTCGCTGGGACTTTCAACACCGCGGTCGGGATCCCAATCCTCTATGCCGCTCAAGAATTCCTCAATGGTTTCCACCGATTGAGTCCAAAAGGTCTCGTCTGGAATGGGTTGCACTTTGCCGTTGGCAGCTTGAATAATGTCTCTGACCTGTTGGTGAGTTTCGCGGACGTATTGACGCTTGCCGCCCACATCGAACGCAGAGTTTATTCCGTCCCGGTTGGGAGCGATTGGCATAGGCCCCGCGGCTGAATGAGCGTCGACCCAAACCGGGGAACCAGCAGGTTGGGTAAACGAGTGAAGCGTTGCCAGTTCGGTCTTAACCGACGCTGCCACCGCAGATGCTTCCTCCACAACGACAAAGTCTTGGCTCGCATTCACGAGAGTATTGCCGAGGTCGTTGTCCCAATCCGCCACGGTCTTCCTGATGCGCAGAACGGTCGCCCCATCAATCTCAAACGAATCTCCGTTGGACTTGGTCAACTTTATCATGAGTGCCTCCTTCAGGAACGACCATAGATTGCGCCTAGTTGAAGGGGCTGTCGAGTCAGGAAACCCGTAGTCAATTCAAGGCAACTTCAGCGGAGAAGGCTGGGAAGAACCATGAACGACGACAGCCGAAATAACGGGGAGAAAACGCGCAAACCGATGCCTCCGGTGGAGCATCAGTTCAAACCGGGGAATCCCGGCCGGCCGAAAGGCGCGCGCAACAAACTCGGGGAAGCGTTCCTCGAGGCGATGCACGCGGACTTCGAAGAGCACGGCACAGAGGTTATCGCCCGCGTCAGAGCCGATAAGCCAGACCAATACCTGAAGGTTATCGCCTCGATCCTGCCCAAGGATCTGAACGTCAACATCAACAACATGGACGATTTAACGGATGACCAGCTTATCGAGCGCATCCGGCAGCTTGATTCCGCAATCCGGCCTTTCCTCGATGCTCAAGGAGCAAGCGGCTCTGTTGACGGAATTGGACCGGAGACGGCGCACTAACCTGCTGAGCGGGTACCAGCCCTATGCGAAGCAGATCGAGTTCCACGAGTCGGGGGCGGCCTACCGTGAGCGCCTGTTCATGGCGGGCAACCAGCTCGGTAAGACGCTGGCTGGAGCCGCAGAAGCCTCGATGCATCTGACGGGGCAATATCCCGAATGGTGGACGGGCCACCGCTTCGACAAGCCCGTTGTGATGATCGCCGGTTCTGAGTCCTACGAGCTGACACGCGACGGTGTGCAGCGCCTTCTCGTCGGGCCACCGATGAACGAAGAGGATTGGGGCACTGGGTATATACCGAAGGCCGCGATTATCGCCACAACCCGCCGCTCTGGCGTTTCTGGCGCATTGGATAGCGTCACGGTTCGGCATGTCTCGGGCGGGTCGTCAACGCTCCTGCTCAAGGCATACGAGCAGGGTCGCGGTAAGTGGCAGGCAAACACGGTTGATTATATCTGGTTCGATGAAGAGCCACCCGAGGACGTCTATTTCGAGGGGATCACGCGAACCAACGCAACGCGCGGATTGATAGCGGTCACATTTACGCCTCTCAAGGGCATGAGCACGGTTGTTGCTCGCTTCATCATGCCGGGTGAAGATCCTGGCGCGCTGCAGCGTAGCGTCATTACGATGACGATTGACGACGCAGAGCATTATTCCGCGGAAGAACGCAAGCGCATCATCGACAGCTACCCTGCGCATGAGCGGGAAGCGAGAACGAAGGGCGTTCCGTCCCTCGGATCAGGGCGCATTTTCCCGGTATCGGAAGAGAGTATCCGGATCGATCCCTTCGACATCCCGAAGCATTGGGTGCAGATCGGTGGATTGGATTTCGGGTGGGATCACCCGTTTGCCGCCACCGGCTGCGCCTGGGATCGCGATGCAGACGTATTCTATGTCACTAAGGCATACCGCGAGCGGGAAGCGACCCCGATCATTCACGCGGCTGCTCTCAAACCGTGGGGTACCTGGTTGCCGTGGTCGTGGCCTCACGACGGCCTGCAGCACGACAAGGGCAGCGGCGAGCAACTGGCGGCCCAGTACCGCGCTCAGGGGCTGGCGCTTCTTCCCGAAAGGGCGACCTTCGACGACGGCACCAACGGCGTCGAAGCCGGGCTCTCTGACATGCTGCAGCGGATGCAGACCGGACGTTGGAAAGTCTTCTCGACGTGCTCGGAGTGGTTCGACGAATTCCGCCTCTATCATCGGAAAGACGGCAAGGTTGTTAAAGAGCGCGATGACCTGATTTCGGCGTCTCGTTACGCGCTGATGATGAAGCGCTTCGCGAAAGTCAAAGCTAACGCGGCCGCGTGGAAATTCACTGATCGGAAGGTTGTTTAATGGCTGCGATGTCAAAACAGCAGGTTGCTGCCCAGGTCTCGCAGCTCGTCAAGGATTGCGAGAACTACCGGGACGAGCTCTCCGTCGACCGCATCAAGGCGATGGAATACTACGACGGCATCATGAAGGACACGCCGGCCGATCAAAACCGGTCGAAGGTGGTCTCGCGTGATGTCCGCTCCGCCATCAAGAAGGTGCTGCCGTCCGTCATTCGCACCATTCTCGGCAACGACAAGGTCGTCGAATACCAGCCGGTCAACGAAGGGGACGAGGCCGCAGCCGAGCAAGCGACGGATTACGTCAACTTCGTCGTGTTCCCCGAGAGCGATGGTTATGACGCCGTACAGGATGCAGCGCACGACGCGCTGAAGCTCCGCAATGGCATTATCCGCTGGTGGTACGACAAGAAGCGCAAGGTTCAGGTATCCAAGCATACCGGCCTTGAGGAGCAGGCGCTGGTTCAGCTCGTCGCCGACGATGATGTCGAGGTGCTGGAGCAGGAAGCCTACGAGGAGCAGATCGACACACCGCAAGGGCCGCAGCCGGTCAAGCTCTACAATGTGAAGATCCGGCGCGTCTCCGAATACGGCTGCACGAAGCTCGCCGCGGTGCCGCTCGAGGAGTTCCTGATCCATCCGGACGCTATCTCGATCAACGACAGCCCGATAACGGGCATGAAGACGCGCCTGCGCCGCTCCGATCTGGTCGAGATGGGCTATGACCGGGAGAAGGTCGACAGTTTCCCGGCCTCGGGCTCCGATATCGATGAGGAGGAAGAGGAATTCACCCGCCGGCGCGATGCCTTCGACGAGAACGACTCCATCGTCAAGGCTTTGCAGGAGGTCGATTACTACGAGCTCTATGTGAAGATCGATGCGGATGACGACGGTATTGCCGAACTGCGCCGCATGGTCTTTGCCGGCGGCTTGGCGGAGGTCAATCTCCTCGACGATGAGGAATGGGATGAAGTCCCGTTCGCCGACCTGATCACCGAACGGCGGCCGCATCAGCGCGAGGGCAATTCGGTTACCGACGACATGGCGGAGATACAGCGGGTGAAGACCGTGCTGATGCGCCAGACGCTGGACAACCTCTATTGGCAGAACAATCAGCAGCCCATCGTTCAAGAGGGCACGATTGCCAATCCGGAAGCGGTGCTCAATCCGAAATTCGGGCAGCCGATCCGCGTCAATCAGGGCATCGATGTCCGCGGGGCCATCGGCTACAACACCGTGCCGTTCGTCGCCGAGCAGTCTTTCGGCATGCTCTCTTATCTCGACCAGGAGGCGACCGACCGCACCGGCATTTCCGACGCTTCCAGCGGCATGGCCCCGGATGCATTGCAGAACATGACGGCCAAGGCCTCGGCGATGATCGAGGCGGCAGGCGTCGGCCAGACGGAATTGATGGTCCGCACGTTCGCACAGGGCCTCAAGCGCGTGTTTCAAGGCCTTCTGCGGCTGGTGATCAAGCACCAGGACAAACCGCGCACGGTGAGGCTGAGAAACCAGTGGGTGACCTTCGATCCGCGGCAGTGGAATGCGGAGATGGATGTCACCGTGAACACAGGACTCGGCGCCGGCACCCGCGAACGCGACATGATGATGATGCAGGTCGTTGGCCAGCAGCAGGAGAAGCTCCTTGCGGCCTATGGGCCCGTCAACAATCCGTATGTCTCGGCGGAGAACATCTGGAATTCGGTCTCGCGCGGTGTTGAAGCCGCCGGCCTTCGCACTCCGGACCTCTACTTCACCAAGCCGACACCCGAGCAGATCAAGCAGCTGGAGCAGGCGCAGGCGAACAAGCCCGATCCTGAGATGGAGAAGGTCAAGATCAAGGCGCAGGCCGACCAGCAGAAGGCCCAGCTCGACGCCCAGCTCCAGCGCGAGAAGATGCAGCAGGAATCCCAGCTTGAAACGCAGCGCATCAATCAGGAAATGGCGCTGAAGCGCTACCAGATCGAGCAGGAGATACAGCTTAAGCGGCAGACCAACGCCATGCAGATGCTGACGCGTGATCCGGTAGCGAGCGTGAACATCGGCGGAGATCCGGGCTGATGCGGCAGGAAGACAAGACCGCAGCGGCCCGCGTGCTGCTGGACATGCCTCTCTTCCATCTGCTGATGGACGAGTTGGAGATGACGGCCGTCAACGGCTGCGTCAACGCCAAGAACACAGATCATGATGCCCGCGCCGCCTTTGCGGCCGAAGTGCGGGCAATTCGGAATCTCAAAGGCAAGATCAAGTTCCTCGCCGAGGGACAATCCTCTGCCGATGGGAAGGGCGCCCCGGCATAGGGCCGCGGCCAAACCTAAAAGGCAAAGCCAGACATGACAGACGCAGCCACCAACTCCCCTTTCGTGGGGGAGAGTGATAGCGGTCGCCCCGCACTCAGCTTCGATGACGCTGTGAACCTCGACTTCGCCGAGTCCTCCGAGACCAACGAGCCGGAAGAGGAAGAGCAGCAATCGACGAATGCGACGGATGAGGCCTCTGAAGATGGCCAAGAGACCGACGAACCCGCAGCCGAAGGCGACGAGTCTGCCGAACCCGAAGAAGAGGGCGCGGAGACCAACGAAGCCCAGGACACCATCATTACCCTGAAAGGCGGTGAGCAGGTTCCTCTCGAGGAGCTGAAGCAGGGTTATTTGCGGGAGAGTGACTACCGCCGGAAAACTCAGGAGCTCGGCAACAAGCGCGGATCTCTTGAGGCCATGACCACCCGCGTCGCCTCTACGGCGAACGCCATCGCAGAATTCCTGATCCAGCAGCTACCAACGGAGCCATCGCGCACTTTGGCGATGCAGAACCCGAACGAGTACACGCGCCAGAAGGCCGTTTACGACGGGGCTCTTGAACAGGTTCAGCGCCTCATCGACATGAGCGCCGAGCCAAAACAGGTGGCGGGTGAACTCAAGCAGGCCGCGACAGAGGAAACTCTTGCGGCCGAGAACGGCAGGCTGCTTGAAGCCTTCCCGCACCTCGCCAAGGAGGAAGCCCGAGAGAAGTTCTTTACCGACGCCTTCAAGGCCGGCCAGGACTTCGGGTTTTCTCAGGACGAGATGCAAGGTTTCACCGATCACCGTTACTTCAAGGTCATCCACTACGCCCAACTCGGCCTCCAGGCAGAGCAGGCGAAGAGCAAGGCCATGACGAAGGTGGCAAACGCCCCGCCGGCGACGGCGAAGGCCAAGCCGAACGGGCCGGTGAACCCGCAGGCGCGCAAGAATCAGGATGCGATGAAGAGGTTGTCAAAAACCGGGTCGATCAAGGACGCGATGTCGATCGACTTTGAATAACCCATCTTCAAAGGATCAGAACCATGGCAGCTCTCGCCAACACCTTCCAGACCACCAATGCGGTCGGCAACCGTGAAGAACTCTCCGACGTGGTGTCGCGCATCACGCCCGAGGACACCCCGATCTATTCGCTCATCGAAAAGGGCAAGTGCGTTTCCGTCCATCCCGAGTGGGAAACGGACGAACTCGCCGCGCCGGCCGCGAACATCAAGCCTGAGGGCGACGAATACACCTTCGGCGCCATCACCCCGCCCGAGCGCATGGGCAACTATACCCAGATCATGCGCAAGGAGTGGATTATCTCCCGCACGCAGGAAACTGTGAGCAACGCCGGCAACGCTGAAAAGCGGAAGTATCAGAAGCTGAAGAAGGGCGTCGAAATCCGCAAGGATGTCGAGTTCGCTATCGTCGATACCAACGCTTCTGTCGCTGGCTCCACCCGCGAATTCGGTTCGCTCAACACCTGGATCGAGACCAATGCTTCCCGCGGGGCCGGTGGCGCCAACGGCGGCTTCGACTCCGGTACCGGTCTGACGGTCGCCCCGACCAACGGCACGCAGCGAGCCTTCACCAAGGCCATCTTGGACAGCGTGATGCAGTCGGGCTACCAGAACGGCGCCAACTTCCGACACGTCTCGGTATCGCCCTACGTCAAGAGCGTGTTCGTCACCTTCATGTCGGACGCCAACGTGGCTCCGTTCCGCTATGCCGTCTCTAAGGGCGGTGAGCGCAACACCATCGTTGCTACGGCCGACTACTACGAGGGCCCGTTCGGCACGGTCATGATCCACCCGAACCGCGTTCAGGCGGTCGGCGCTGCCCAGGCGCGAAACGCCTTCTTCCTCGACACCGACATGGTCGAATTCCTCTGGCTCGACAAGATCCAGGAAGACAAGAAGGTGGCCAAGACCGGCGACGCCGACAAGGGCGTGATCATCGGCGAGGGCACGCTCAAGGTGAAGAACGAGAAGGGCCTCGGCGTCGCTGCCGACCTCTTCGGCCTCACCGCCGCGAGCTAATCAGCCTCGATCATCATCAACAGGGGCGGGCTTCGGCTCGCCTCTTTCCCATTTCAGGAGACCGAGACAATGGCAGAAGCCAAAAAGACCCCCGTCAAGCTGCTCTATGACGTTTGGTTCAAGGATGACGAGCGCACGCCAGCCGATACCGTGATCGAAGTGACGGTATCGGAAGCCAAAAAGCTCATCGACGACGGCAAGGCCGAGCGCGCCGATCCGCTTCCTGGAGATGCCGAATGATCATCCGAGACGGAGAGTGGACGCTCTTTGACCACGACATGACGACCGGCCGCTCCGTCTGGCATTATTTCGACGGGGAGAAGGACGTTTTCCGCGTCGATTATCCGATCACGAACATCGTCAACCAGAACCAGGCGGTTCGCAACGAGGCGAGCCGCGCATGGGCCGGGGACTGGCACCGCGTCGCCTCGATCCCGCTGAACGTCGCCTATGACTCTGGCCTCGTGCAGGCCCATACAGAGGGCAACGACCGCTATGTGAAGCGGTTCTTCAACAGTTCCGATAACCGCGCATGGCGAACACGTGAGGGCCATCTATGACCATCTCGGACTATGCGTCCCTTCTGGTGGATGCCGGCGAGTATTCGGGGCGTGAGGACATCGCGCACATCTACCCGCGCTTCCTCGGCCTTGCGGAGCTGAAGCTGAACCGCGGGCTGCGCGTCGCCGACATGGAAGAGACCGACGAAATCTCTCTGATTGATGGCGACGGCACGCTTCCGGCTGACTTCCTCGAGGCGAGGGAAGTCAAGAACGCTGCGGGCATCCCCATCCGCGCTATCTCGCTGCAGCAGTTGACGAACAGCTATATGGACCGGAGCGGCACGGCGCCGATCGGCTATGCCATCGTCGGCAGCACCATCAAGGCGCGTCCTATCTCCGATCAGGATCTCACCATCACCTATTACGGCCGCATTCCGGCGCTGACGCCTTCCAACCCGACGAACTGGCTCTTGGAGAAGGCACCCGACGTCTATCTCTTCGCCCTGGTCAACGAAATCGCCATCTGGGGCAAGGATGTGGACGGCGCGACCGCCGCGCAGCAACTGATGATGATGGCTCTTAGCGGGCTGAAGATTGAGGACGAGCGCGGCCGCTGGGGCAATGCGCAGATGGTTGTCGGAGGCGTAACGCCATGACCTTGCTTTCCGCGATCAATCAGGTTTGCGATATCGTCTCGCTCTCGCAGTTCGACAGCGTCTATGGTTCCGACGAGCCGAACGCGCAGACGATGGTTGCGATGGCGCAGGAAGTCGGCGACGAGATAGCGCGCCGTGCCGATTGGCAGAAGACGCTGAAATCCCACACCGTCACCGCTTCCCCGGAAAACCTCCCTACCGATTTCCAACGCCTCACGCCCGGCGGCTCTGTCCGGACCTCTGCCGGCGCCTTCGTGCGTCCCGTCACCAACTCCGGCCAATGGGCGGTTATCGTCGGGATTCCGTCCACCACACCGTATTTCTTCATCAAGGGCGGGCAGGTGCTGTTCTCGCCCGCCTCCGCCGCCGCCAGCGCGGTCATCGACTACGTTTCGAAGAACTGGATATTGAACGATCCGGCGGGGCCGAAGGCGACATTCGCGGCTGACGACGACACGACGCTCTTTCCGGAAAGGCTGCTCGTGAAGGGCATCATCTGGCGGTGGAAGCGACAGAAGGGCCTTGCCTACGAGGACAATCTCGCCGAGTTCGAAGCCGACCTCGCACAGGAGATCAATGCCGACAGGGGGGCAGGATGAGAATTCAGCCCAGACCTGCCCGCATAGGCCAATCCAACCGGGGGTCGGTATCGGTAGGCCGGGAGCAGTCATCGCAGCCGGTGACCTTCCCTGCGCCAAAGGGAGGCCTTGTCACTACGGCGGACATGGCATCGCAAGAACCGGGCTCGGCAACGGTGCTGCGCAACTTCTTCCCGACCCTGATGGGCTGCAAAATCCGCGGAGGATCGCAGAAAAAGGGCCTCGCGGCAGACGGCGGCGATATCAAGAGCGCGTTCAAATACAAATACGGCTCGAATGAGAAGCTGTTCATGGCAACGACCGCCGGCATCTACAACATGACCGCGCCGGCCGCCCCTCCGACCACCACAGCGGCGGATGTTTCCGGCATGAGTGGCGGCGACTGGTGCGCCTTCCAGCATACCAATGCCGGCACCTCCTGGTTGGTCTGCCTGAACGGCGCCAACGACCGGCAGCTTTACAATGGCACGACCTGGACGACGGCGCCCGCCATCACCTTCACCGATGGCACGACGATGCCGCAGTTGAATTACGGTTGGCTGTTCAAAAACCGGGAATTCTTCCTCAAGAACGGCACGCTTGACGCCTATTACCTGCCGGTCAACGCCATTGGCGGCGCGGCAGTCGTCTTCCCCCTCGGCGGCGTGATGAAGAAGGGCGGCTCGCTGCTGACGGGCTTCTCCTGGTCGCTGGAAAGCGGTGACGGCCTTTCCGACCTCTGCGTCTTCCTGTCGACCGAGGGCGAGATTGCCGTCTATGCCGGCTCTGATCCGTCGAGCGCTTCGGATTTCGCTCTGAAGGGCGTCTATCAGATCGGGCGGCCGCTCGGCAAAAACGCATGGATCAGGGCAGGGGGTGACATCCTCATTGCCACCACAGACGGCCTGACGCCGATGTCCCAGGTCTTCCAACGCGACCGGCAGTCGATTTCCCTCGTCTCCGTGTCGCGCCCCATCGAGGACGATTGGCGCAAGGCGGCAAATGCCACCGGAACCGGCTGGACGCTGAAGCAATGGCCGGAACAGAACCTCGTCTTCGTGGCCTTCCCGGAAAACACCGTCGTCACCGACACGACCTTCGTCCTGAACGTGCTCACCGGGCGCTGGTCGACGGTCAGCAATTGGCAGGCGCTTTGCTACGAAACCCTGCAAGGCGGTCTCTTCTTCGGCTCGCTTGACGGTTACATGTGGCAGGGGGACGCCGGCGGTACGGATGACGGGCTTACCTTCTCGGCGAGCTACCTTTCGCAATTCTCGCCGGCCGGCCAGTTTGGTCAAAGGGCGACGGCGTCTCTCGCTCACATGTATTTCCGGGCAAAAACGAAGCCCAAGGTCAGGCTTTTCGCTCGCTCTGACTACGACAGATCAACGCCAACGTTTGATTCCGTCACCGAGGGCGACTCTTCATCTTCGGAGTGGGACGTGGGCCTCTGGGACGTGGCCCTTTGGGACGGCGTCTCCCAGGTGCAGCGCTACGATTTCCGGCAGAACGTGCGTGCCACCGGCGACATGCTGGCGGTGGGCTGTGTCATCACATCCGGCGGCGATTTCAAGCTTGATATCGAGGTTGACCTCGCCACGGTTCAAGTGTCGATCGGGGAGGCGAGCGCCTGATGTTGCCGAGTGAACCGGAGGCAGTGCGCGCCGCGCTTCTACGCTGGACGCGCGGCGACGTGGCCGCTGCCGATTTCCTGAGCGAGATTTCCGAGGTTGCGCGCCTTGCAGACGACATCGTCGATGAGGACGAAAACCGGCAGCGCAATATCTGCTGGCTTCTAGTCCGAACGCTCACCGTGCTGCCGCTCAACCCGTTCTTCATCCGCCATGCAGCGACCTTGGCACCACTGATCAACAACGTCATCGTGCAATGGCAGTTGAGCGATGAGTGGCGGTCCTCTCGGGACGCGCTGAAGCGGCAATTCGGATTCGTGATGCGCGAGGCGGTCGGCTCGATCGTCACCGCGGTTGCCGCGATCTGCGGCGGCTACGACCACGCCAAGACCACCACGGAAGACTTTTTTGAACTCTGCCATTCCGGCTCGCGAGAGACCGTCGAAGACTGGATAAAGGATTGAACGATGGGCCTTTACGGTAGCGCTCCAGAAGCTCCGGACCCGCAAGAAACGGCGTCCGCTCAGACGGCAACGAACATCGGAACCGCCGTTGCCAACAACGTCATGGGCAACGTCAACCAGGTCACGCCCGATGGCAACCTGACGTATACCTACACGACACAGAAGTGGAAGGACCCGATCAGCGGGAAGGAATACGACCTTCAGGTCCCGACCGCGACGCAATCCCTGTCTCAGCAGCAGCAGGCGATTAAGAACCAGACCGACGCCGCCGAACTGAACATGGCGACGCTCGCCAACAATCAGTCGGGCAAGCTGAACGACCTGCTCGGCAAGCCGATCAACATTGGCGGCGCGCCGGCGGGTGGCAATGCGGGCGCAATCGGGCTGCCACAATACCAGCAGTTTGGCAGCGGGCCGCAGCTACAGACGAGCCTCGGCAATTACGGCAACGTTCAATCCTCTATCGCCGGCGCCGGCAACATTCAGAAGCAGGTAGCCGACAGCGGCCAGATCCAGAACCAGCTCGGCAATGCCGGGGACATCACCCGCAGCTATGAGACGGACTTCAGCGCCGACCGGCAGAGGGTAGAAGATGCGCTGATGCAGCGCCTCAACCCGCAGATGGAGCGGGATCGGGCCGCGCTGGAAACGCGGTTGACCAATCAGGGCCTGCAGCCAGGATCGGAAGCCTATAACCGGGCCATCGACGAAGCGAACCGGTCGTCCACGGATGCGCGCCTCGGCGCCATTCTGAGCGCAGGGCAGGAGCAATCCCGCCTTGCCGGGCTCGCCAATCAGTCGGCGACTTTCCAGAACTCCGCCCAGCAGCAGGCCTATAACCAGCTTCTCGGCTCCGGGCAGTTCGCCAACTCGGCGCAGGCGCAGCAATACGCCCAGAACGCCAACAACATGCAGATGGGCAATGCCGCCCAGCAACAGCAGTTCGGGCAGAACCAGGCGCAATTGCAGGCCAACAACGCCGCGCAGCAGCAGAAGTTTGGCCAAGGTCTGGCCGGTGCGCAGTTCGGCAACGACGCTCTGCAGCAGCAGTACCAGAACCAGAACACGGCAACGGCCGGTAACAACGCCCTGCAGGATCAGAGCTTCAACTCGCAGCAGTCGAAGTTCAACATGCAGAACCAGCAGCGGGCGCAGTACCTGAACGAGCTCTACGCCCAGCGCAACCAGCCGATCAACGAGATTATCGGGCTGATGTCCGGGGGCCAGGTCAACAGCCCGAGCTTCGTCCCGACACAGAGCAACCCCATGCCGACCGTCGATTATGCCGGCCTCGTGCAGCAGGACTATGCGAACAAGATGGGCGCGAACCAGCAGAACCAGGCGGGCATCGGCAGCCTTATGGGCGGACTCGCCGGGATGTTCACGCTGTCGGACAAGACGGCGAAGAAGGACATCAAGAAGGTCGGCGGGCTCTATGAGTACCGGTACAAGGGCGAAGGCAAGAACGCTCCGAAGCGCATCGGCGTGATGGCGCAGGAGGTCGAGAAAGTCCGCCCCGACGCCGTACGCAAGGGTGCAGACGGCTTCCGGCGGGTGAATTACGGCGCGCTGTTCGATGCAGGAAGGAAGAAATAGATGGCCTACTCGTTCCTGTTCGGCGGCAATACCAAGGAGACGCCCGACACGCTCTCTCGCAAGCGCGAGATGGCGGACCTTCTTGCTTCCCAACTGATGGGGGACACGCCGAAGAACGCCTATGAAGGCATCGGTGCCATGCTGAAGGGTGCAGCCGTGGGCATCGGCCGTCATCGGGACGGCAAGGCGGAGAAGGCCGGGCGTAGCGCTGCGGATGACCTGTTCAACCGGATCATCGGCCAAGCGCCTGATGTGAGCGCATCGAGCATGCTTTCTCCGGGCATCAAGCCGGCGAGCACGAGCACGAGCGCAGGCACTGGCGCGGCGGCATCGGTCAATGTTGATCCCTCCGTTCGCGATGGTATCGTGCAGACGGCGAGCGCCCTTGGCGTGGACCCTGTCGATCTGGCGACCGCTATCTCGTATGAGACCGCCGGCACCTTCGACCCGACCAAGGCAGGGCCAACCACGAAATGGGGCAAGCATCGCGGCCTGATCCAGTTCGGCGAGCCGCAGGCGCAGCAGTACGGCGTCAACTGGGACGACCCGGTTGGCTCCCAGCTCGGCGAGAATGGCGCCGTTGCGAAATATCTGCGGTCGACGGGCGTCAAACCGGGCATGGGCCTTCTCGACATCTATTCGGCCATCAATGCCGGCGGAGTTGGCCGTTACAACGCGTCTGATGCTGCCGCAGGAGGCACGCCCGGTACAGTTCGCGACAAGGTCGAGGAACAGATGGCCGGTCACAGAGCCAAGGCCCTCGCGCTGTTCGGGGACCAGGGGCAGGAAGTCGCAAGTCTTGATCCGGCCATCGGCATGCCTCCACAGACGGCCGCAGGCGCGGTCAACGCGTTGGCTGCCGGAGGTGGAGGTGGCGCACCGCCGCCATCTCTCTCCGAGGAAGTAGCCGCGTTCGAGCAGACACCGGAATACCAGGCACAATTCCCCGGCAGGAACGCGCAGCAGCCTTCGCAGGGACCAATCCAGAACGCTCAGCAGCAGCAGCCTGCCATTCCTCCGCAGTTCCAAGGCTCTCAGCAGCTCGCCAACGCCCAGGGCGGCATCATTCCCGCGCTGATGGACGGTTCTCCGGCTTCTCCCGAGCAGGTCGCTCAAGCGCAGGCATCAGGGCAGCAGCAGGCACCGCAGCAGGCGCCGACACAGGCCCGGCCGGACAAGATGGCTTTGCTTCAGGCTCTCAGCAATCCGTGGCTATCGCAGGAGCAGAAGGCCGTTCTGCAGACGCTTTACCAACAGCAGGAGCAGGAAGAGCAAGCAGCCCGTGAGCAGCAGATATGGCTTCAACGCCAGCAGTACGAGCAGGAAGCACAGCGTAACGACCCGGCTTATCAGATCGGCCTTGAAAAGAGCCGCATCGAGCTTGAGGACGCGAGGCAGCCCAAGCGACAGCCGCTGATCAATGCCGGCAACGGCAACGTCTACGATCCCAACGAAGACAAGTGGCTCACGGCTCCCAGCGGAAGCGGCGACGGAAGCTTCCGGTTCAACGGCAACTCTGTCGAGGCTCAGGCCCTGAACGGCTTAATGGAAAGCGGGCAGCTTACACCTGAGGAGGCACAGCAGCTTGCAGCGGGCAAGACAATTTCAGGTCCGAACGGCGAGATCATCTTCCTGACCCCGCAGGGCGTGTTCGGGCAGTCTTCCGCAGGCGGTCAGCCGCAGCAAATGTCTGGGTCTCCCTCAGCATCCAGTCAGCCACCGCAGCAGGCGCAGCCGCAGACTCAGATGCCCGGCCAGCCGGCCCAAGGGGGCAACATCCAAATCACGCCTCCGAAGGTCACCGTCGACGAGAAGGAAGCGGCAACGTTTGCAGACCGAATGAACACATCCGGCGGGCTGATCGATCAGTTTGAGGGCGCCGGCCTTGGTGTCTGGGATCAGGCGGTACGCGGTAATGATTACATCCCCGATTTCCTCGAGAACTGGATGGTCAGCGATGATTTCCAGAATTTTGACCAGGCTCGGCGCGACTTCATCAATGCCCAACTGCGCCGAGAGTCGGGCGCCGTCATTTCCGTGGAAGAGTTCGACAATGCGAACAAGCAGTATTTTCCGCAGCCGGGAGACACCAAGGAAGTCCTTGAGCAGAAGCGCCGGAACCGACAGACGGTTGTCGACGGGATGAAACGTTCTGCTGGCCCAACATATGGCCGGTCGAACAACAACGGCGCTGATCCATTGGGGATTCGATAATGCCAACCATTTCCGAGGTCCGACAGAAGTTTCCGCAGTACCACGATTTGAGTGACGATCAGCTCGCGGATGCGCTTCACCGGAAGTTCTACAGCGATATTCCTCGCGAGGAGTTCAATGCCAAGATCGGTTATGATGCCAAGCCCCGCCCGAGCGGCCGTCACCTGTCCTTTGAGGAAGGTGCCGAAATGCTCGATCGGGAGGAGCGCATGGCGGGTCCCAGCGGCACCTTCGGGGCTGCCACGACTAGCTATCTCAACAGCATGCCTATTGTTGGCCCCATGCTTCTTGGCACCGCCCAGCGGGGTGCGGCGGCGCTGTCTTCCTCCTTCAACGGCGAGACCTACGACGACAACCTGAAGGAAGCGCAGGCGATTACCGAGGCTGCCCAAGCGGCCCATCCGTATGTATCTGCGGGTGCCGGAGTTACCGGTGCGGTGGCCGGAACTCTGCCGATGGTTGTCGCTGCTCCGGCCGCCTTCGGTGGGGGCAGTGCCGGACTACTCGCCCGTTCTGGCATGTCAATGCTTGGCGGAGGTGTCGTAGGCAGTACTGACGCTGCCGTTCGATCAGGCGGCGACTACGATGAGATTAAGAACGGCCTCGAGTGGGGGGCCGGCTTAGGTCTCGTTAGTCCTGCCGTGGGCCGAGCTGTCGGCTCCGGTGCACGCAAACTCGTGAATGCTTATCGAACCTCTCAGGCCGCAAAGGCGGCAGGCACCAAGGCATCGACGGTCAATCAGCTTGCGAAAGCCATTGCGGGCGACGGTCTTGACGGAGCCGCAGTGCGGTCCAGGCTCGACACTTTGGGCCCAGAGAGCATGATTGCTGATCTTGGGCCGAATACACAGAGTAAAGCTGCTGCCCTTGCAGCGATGCCCGGTCGGGGGCAGGAGGTGATGCGCTCTGCGCTCGAGGCAAGGCATGGGGGTGCGAACGCTCGTCTCGCAGCCACAGTTGACGAGACGCTGGGGCGTAATGTCGTTCCGTCCGAGATAGAGCGCGGGATCGAGGCCAATCAGCAGTTCCTGTCGCCGGTGTATAGGGATGCATTTAGTCAGGCGCGGCCCTACGACATAACGGCGATTACACATGACCTTGACCGGTCGATCCAGACGTTGCGCGGTGACGCACAGCGAGCGCTTCAGCGTGTCCGCGGGATGTTGAATGTCAATGGTCAGGATGTCGTTTCCAATGACCCTCGGGTGGTGTTCCAGACACGCCAGGCAATCGACGGCGTACTTGCCACCGAAGCAAACCCCAAGGTCATCTCAGCACTTACTGAAACGCGGCAGATGCTTGATGACGCGCTTACTCGTGCCGTTCCACGCATCAAAGAAGCTGATGCCGCGTATGCTGAATTGGCACGTCAGCGGGAAGCCTTGCAGCGCGGTCAGAGCGTACTGGACCATGGCCGCACGGCTCCTCGGCCATCGGAGCTAGCTGCCGAGGTTCAGAAGGGTGCTCTTCCACAGGGAATGCAAATCGGCCCCTCGGCGGTGCCGTTGAGGCTTTCGCAGGGGGCGAGAGCTGAAGTCGACCGAATCCTTGGCAGTAACGCGAACGATATCGCTCGCCTCAACAAGTTGGTGAAATCCGATGGCGACTGGAATCGTGTTCGGCTGTCTCAGTTGTTCGGACAAGAGAAGGCTGATCGACTGTTTCAGGTTTTGGATAACGAGCTGCAATTCGCGAAGACGCGCGATGTGGTTACCCGCAATTCTGAAACAGCGCGCCGTCAGCAGCACATTGCCGATCTTGGCGGATCGGAAGATCCGAACTTCGCGCGCAATGCGTATGCGGCAGGTGGGACAAGCGGTGCCGTGCGAGCTGCCGGCGTGCGGTTGGTCGACAAGCTTGCAAATTCGATCATGGGGGGGAGACGTGAGGCTGCGAACGTTTCCTTGGCGGACGCGATGGTCAGCAATCGATCCGCTCTCGTCGATGCCATCGCGCAGGCGCAGCGGACCGGACAGAACACTGCCCTGGTCGAAGCTCTGGCAAGATCACTCCTGCTTGGAAGTGGAACCTCTGGGGCGCGATGACGGGTCAATCCAAATTATCAGCAGATAAGTGGCGACAGCGAAAATCAAGCCGAACAGAAAACCGTCACCAAACCCGGGGCCGCCCCACTGGAAGGTCGCCTGAAGGAACGACTTCAGCCCCCAAAGGATGAGGGCGGTGACCGCGATACAAGTGAATTGGACGACCCTAAGCATTCGCACAACATACACGAGAATCTGAGGAATTGAAGAGACCGGCCGGAGCTCAACAGGAGCCCGGTTAGAAGGAGCAGGCCTGAGCCTCCTCAAGCGTCAACGCTTTTCCCACGCACGATTCAGCCTCCTGGAGAGTTGAAAACAATCGTGCATTCCTTTCGATGTGTTCGTTGTTCTCCTGCGTAGCAGCCGTAAGTCTCTGCGCTATGCTATTCCGATCATCCATTAAGGAGTTGTATTTTCTTACTATATCGTCGTGCTGCTCAACCGCTTCGTCTAGAACCGACTTGCATACGAAGCCTTTGTAATTGCACGTGAAACTATCAAAGCATACGGCATCATCAGCAACGCACTTCGCAAAGCTGCTGCACACCTTGTCGCTGTAATCAAGGCAAGAGGGGGATTTGCCTATAGGGCATGTGAACGATTGCGCGCTGACACCTGTCGACATCACCGAAACCATCAGCAGAACTGCAATTCTTTGCATCGGCTACTTCTCGTTCATACCGAGGGGGATATAGCCGCCACCGGTTAGCCAATCACGGAGAATGCGGCGCACCGCTTCGTCTCTACTGACCCTGTATTCGGCCATGAAAAGCTGGATACCCCGCTCCGTGTCATCGTCTAGGTCAATCATTGTTCGCCCCATAGTTGTTTGGCGAGATGAAATCGAAAAATTTCTGAAAAGACAAGGCTCCCACAGCGGAGCCATTTTACATGGAGAATGCCGATGCCTAGAACTGGCGGCGTATATAGCCCTCCTGCCGGCACGAAAGGCGTGTCCAACACGACCATTCAAAGCGTGCCTTACAATGCGTTCGTGGATGATCTGGCGGCTGATGCCAACGCCGCACGGCCCATCACGGCGGGCGGTACGGGCGCGACTTCGGCAAGTGCTGCGCGGACGGCCCTCGGCGCGCAAACTGCAAGCGCGGCCCTTACCTCCATTTCGGCCTTGGTCACATCTGCCGACAAGCTGCCCTACACGACGGCAGCAGACACATATGCGGTTACCACGCTTACCGCGTTCGGGCGCTCGCTTATCGATGATGCGGATGCGACGGCCGCCCGCTCCACCCTTGGCGTCGTGATCGGAACGAACGTCCAGGCATACGACGCGGGTCTCGCTTCCATTGCAGGACTGACGACGGCCGCCGACCGGATGATCTACACCACCGCGGCGGATACCTATGCAGTGGCAACCTTGACGGCGTTTGGCCGATCGCTCATTGACGACGCCGACGCTACAGCAGCACGCACGACGCTCGGGCTCACCATCGGCACGAACGTGCAGGCATATGACGCGGGGCTTAATTCGATAGCGGGCCTGACTACCGCCGCCGATCGCATGATTTATACGACGGCCGCTGACACGTATGCAGTAGCGACGCTCACCAGCTTCGCACGCACCCTGTTGGACGACAGTTCCAACTCTGCGGCGCGCACCACGCTTGACGTTTACAGCAAATCGGAGGTCGACGGCCTAACTTCGAGCTCGACGCCTGCCGGAACAGTCATCTTCTACGCGAAGAGCACCGCTCCGACCGGATACTTGAAGGCCAACGGCGCGGCCGTATCCCGCACCAACTACGCCGATCTATTCGCCGTAATCGGAACCACTTTTGGGACCGGCGACGGTTCGACGACCTTCAACCTGCCGGATCTTCGCGGCGAGTTCGTGCGCGGTTGGGATGACGCTCGAGGTGCCGATAGCGGGCGCGTGTTCGGGTCCGCCCAGGCCGACGAACTTCAGAGTCACCTGCACACCGTCAACCCGCCGAGCACAGCGACCTCCTCAGACACGCACGCGCACACCTATTCCGGTTCAACGAACACGACGGGGGCGCATGCGCACTCTGTCGCATACCAGGACCGCGGCTTCTCCGGAGGGACCATCAACAACGCTGAAAGCGGGGGCTCTACTGGCACGTTCAACACCGGCTCTGCGGGTGACCACGCCCACACCTATTCCGGCACGACCAGTTCCGACAGCCACAACCATACGGTTGACATCGCCCAATTCAACTCGGGATCGACCGGCGGCACCGAAACCCGTCCTCGCAACGTGGCCCTTCTGGCCTGCATCAAATTCTGAGGAACCCCCATGCCTATGACGGTATACAACTATCATCCGAGCACGCTCGAATACACCGGGTCCTCAGAGGCCGACGAGAGCCCTTTGGAGCCGGGGGTGTATCTCATCCCCGCCTATGCGACGGAAATCGCCCCGCCCGAATTCATCCCCGGTCATATCTTCAAGTGGGCCGGCAGTGCATGGGTAGGCGAAGCGATCCCGTCCCAGCCCTCCATCCACATGCCAGCGCTCTCCGCGCGTCAGATCCGGTTGGGTCTCGTCGGCAACGGTTATGCGCTGACCCAGGTGACGGCGGCCATAGAGGCGATGCCCGAGGGCGTCGAGAAGGAAACCGCCCAGATCGAATGGGAATACGCGACCACCTTCGAGCGCATGCACCCGCTTATCGCCATGGTAGGCGCCGCGCTCGGCCTCTCCGACGACCAGATCGACGCCATGTGGGCGGCTGCCGCCAGCCTCTGAACCTCAAGGACATCGCTATGTCGTTCGAACAGTGGCTGCAAAGCTGGCTGACGGCTCACCTGTGGCCGGTTGGCGCTATCGATGGGGAGATTGGACCGGTCACGGTAGCGGCTCTCAAAGGCTTCCAGAAGGCGAAAGGCCTCAAGGTGACCGGAGTAGCCGACGAGGCGACAATCGCCGCCCTGCGCCTTCCTGCGAGCGCCGTGCCTACTCCGCTTCCCGAGCGTGACCAGGAACCAGCCAAGGAAGCATTCCAGTCGTCAAAGACGGTCTGGCCGCGCCAGTCGCAATGCATGTCGTTCTACGGGCCTGTCGGGCAGAACCAGACCGCAATAGAGATCCCCTTCGACATGTTCCTCGCCTGGGACAAGGCAACCCGCATCCGCAAGATGACGCTTCACCAGAAGGTCGCCCCGTCTGCGCTGAAGGTTTTGCAGCGTGTCCCGGCCATCTATTCGGCGACCGAGCGTAAGGCTCTCGGGCTGGATCTGTTCGGCGGCTCTCTGAACGTCCGCAGAATGCGCGGCGGCTCATCCTATTCGATGCATAGCTGGGGCATCGCAATCGACTTCGATCCGGAGCGGAACGGCCTCTACACGAAAAAGCCTAACGCTCGCCTCTCTCATCCTGACGCCGTTCCGTTCTGGGTGGCTTGGGAAAGCGAAGGATGGCTCTCGCTCGGGCGCGCGAGGGACATGGACTGGATGCACGTTCAGGCCGCCCGCCTCTAACCCTCCATCAAAGGAACAGACAATGCGTTCACTGATTCTCGCATCGGTGGCGGCGCTTTCGCTCGCCTCCTGCACGACGACCGGCTCGATCGACACCGCGATCAAAAACAGCCTGCCGAAGACCTGCGCGCTTCTCGAAACGGCTCATGCTGCATTCATCGCGGCTTCCGCCTCCGGCAACATCAAAGCGAAGACTCTCGCCAAGGAGAAGGCCGCCTACGATGGCGTGCGGGTCATCTGCGCCGATCCGGGCAGCGTCACGGCAGCAAATGCGCTCGTGGTAGCGGCAACGGCATACGCGACGGTCTCGCTCGCCCTGCGCGAAGCCAAAGCGGCGGAATAAGGAGAGACCACCATGAACATCTCGAAAGCCGTTGCCGCCGCTGCGGGTGGCGCGCTGACCGGAACGGCCGGTCTGCCCTTCATGCCGGATGATACGCCCTGGTACGGCTATCTGGCGCTCTACGCGCTGACGATCGGGCTGCCTGCGCTGCTGACCTACATCGCGCCGCGCAACACGCAGTAACGACACCACAGGCCGGCTCTCATCATCGAGGGCCGGCTCTTTTCACCGTGGCATTGCATACGAGGGCAGGGGATTGGCAAACGGAAACGATGAAATGACAAACGTCCGAGCACCAGCCTGGAAATGGGAGTGGAACCTCAATACGGTCGTGATTCTCGTCGGTTTCGTCGGGTCGGTCATGGCGTGGGGGGCTTCATGGGAGCGGCTGAGCTCCAGCCAGAATTCCCATGCAAATGCTCTCGATCGGATGGACAAGCGATTGACGGCGGCCGAAGTGTCTCTCCGGCAGATCGATAATCACGAGCTGCGGATATCGGCGGTGGAGAAGCAAGCGGCCGAGGCGGCTACCTCCATGCGGGCCGTGGAGAGCACGCTCAACGCGCTCTCAGCGGACACCCGCGTCATGCGTGAGATATTGCAGAGGATTGAGGCCAGCCAGCGAGACGGCGCTCAGTTGCGCCGCTGACCACGGGACTGGCTAGCCGGCATTGTTGAATCCGACCAACTTGCGTCGAGTGCGCACTTAGATGATGACTTGCTCTCCCAGCTCGACAACTCGGTTTGCGGGCAGATGGAAGTACTCGGTCGGATCAATTGCCGAGTCCGCCATTGCGATGAAGAGCTTGTCCTGCCACTGGGGTAGTCCTGACTGGGGGTCCGCTATCAGCTTGCGCCGGCCGAGGTAGAAGGAGGTCGACATGATCTCGAACTTGAATCCCTCCTTTCGGCAGCGTGCCAGCGCCCTCGAGACATTCTGATCGTCCATGAAGCCGAACCTCAGCTCCAGCAGGCTGAACCGGTCAGAGAGCTTTGTAATTGTGTAGCGGTCCTTCTCGGGCACATACGGGACCCTGGCGGTCTTAATGGTCATAATGACGTTGTGCTGATGAAGGACGTGATTGTGCTTGATATTGTGCAACAGAACTGCCGGCGTCGTATCGGGCGTGGCGGTCAGGAAAATCGCGGTTCCGGGTACGTCCACAGGAGCATGCTCGGATTTTCGTTCGACCATGGCCATGAACTGGCTGAGCGGAATGTCCTGGCGGGCGGTCTTCTCCCGCAGCAGGCTGACACCCTTCCGCCAGGTCCACATCATCGTGATCAAGGTTCCGGCGATGAGGATGGGCACATACCCTCCGTGGTGAACCTTGAGCAAGTTGGCGCCAAGAAAGACCAGTTCGAGACTAAACAGCGGAAGCAGGACAGCTATGGCTGTCAAAGCGGGCCAGCCCCATTGGCGGCGAACGAATTCGAAGGCGAGAATCGTATCGATCACCATCGCGCCGGTAATGGATACGCCGTATGCGGGTGCAAGGGCTTCGGAGCTACCGAACATCAGCATGAGGGCGAGAACACCGGTCAAAAGGATGGTGTTGACCAGGGGCAGGTAAATCTGACCCGTTTGCGTTTCCGAGGTGTAGCAGATCTCGAAGCGTGGCAGGAAGCCGAGGTGGATCGCTTGCCGTATGAGCGAGAAAGCTCCGGTGATCACTGACTGGCTCGCGATGATCGTTGCGGCCGTGGCAAGGATCACCATTGGCAACAAGGCCCAGGTCGGAAACATCAGGAAAAATGGATTGGAGATGGCATCGGGATGGGACAAAACCAGCGCGCCCTGTCCGAGATAGTTCAACGCGAGGGCGGGAAAGACGATAGCAAACCAGGCCGCCTGGATGGGTTGGCGACCGAAATGGCCGAGATCGGCATAGAGCGCCTCAGCTCCGGTCACGGTAAGGAAGATGGCGCCGAGCACGATAAAGCCGAGTAGGCCGGCATTCCATAAGAAACCGATCGCATTGAGCGGGTTAAAGGCCGAGAGGATCGCCAAATCGTCGCCTATATGCGCAACGCCGGCAGCTCCCATCACAAGAAACCAAACGAGCGTGATCGGGCCGAAGAACACCGAAACGGCACCTGTCCCGCGTGACTGGACCGCAAAAAGCAGCAGGATTATTACGACGGAGATCGGCAGAACGTAATCGTCAAGCGCCGGCGTCACGAGCTTCAAACCCTCGACGGCCGACAGTACCGACAGCGCCGGCGTAATCATCGCGTCACCAATGAACAGGGCGGCGCCGAGAACGCCGGCAAAGAACATTAGGACCGGATACTTGGTACCCTTCTTCAGCAGCAGGGCGAGCAAGGACAGAGTGCCACCCTCGCCGTCGTTGTCTGCGCGAAGCAGGAAGAGCACGTATTTAAGAGTAACGATGGCGGTCAGCGTCCAGAGGACCAGCGACACGAGACCGATGACTTCGTCCCGCCCGACGCCACCTGGTCCAAACGGGCGCAGTGCCTCGCGGAAGGCATAGAGCGGGCTGGTGCCGATGTCGCCGTAGACCACGCCGATTGCCCCGACGGTCAGCGCCAGAAAATGCGGCAGATTCTTCGCTTGTGCCGGTGCGTGGTCGAGGGAGTCGGCCAT